TAAGTAATTAGTGTCGAATAAGCTCGTGAATTGCTGGGAACCCCTAAGAGCCTAATGCGCTACAACGTAAGGAGCAATCCTAAACGTGAATGCTGCGAAAGCAGAAAAAAACATTAGGATAGCATATGGTGAAATAAAAGCTCGTTTAACAACGAGTCCTAAGTGCTTTGATAATGGGTAATCAGCAGCCAAGCCGCATACTGTGCGGAAGGTTCAACGACTATCCCGGAAGGGAGTAGGGCATCCTGGCGACAGGCTCTGTTCGAAGTGCGAGCGCCCTCAATAGAGTAATGCGAGGGAATGATATAGTCTGTGTTATTTAACAACAGTCGAAAGACAAAGTTGGAACTCTTACATAGTTATACTTGCTTATTTTTATCAAATGTTATATAATATTTGATAAGAAAGGAGGTGAGTATAATGAAAGAAATGGTCTCACATACGATTGAGATAAAGATGAATAAGACTATGCGGCGTTATTTAGACATGTGCTTTGGTTACAACAGATATTGTTGGAATAAGATGTTAGCAGAAAACAATCGACGGCAAGAAGCAAAGGAAAAATATAAATTTGATGATTTGAGTAAGTTTCTTAATGCTACTAAAGAAGATTGGGAATTTGATATGCCATCTGCTATTCGTGCTACTAGTTTTAATAATTTATATAAATCATTTAAACGAATGTGGAAAGGGATAGCGAATTACCCTAAATTTAAGAAGAAACATGATCCACAGAAATCTTTTACATATACTGTAGAAGAAAGAACACTTATTTGGAATGATGATTACACTAAATTTAAAATTAATTGTGGAAAAAATTTTAAGACACAACAAAAATACCGTTGGTTCAAATTAACAGAACCAATTGGTTTTAATGGTATTATTAAGCAAGTATGTTTCTTCAAAAAAGCCGATCGATACTTTGCTAATTTTCAGATTCAACTTAACCAAGCACGTGGGCAAACTACAGCTACAGATATTGTGGGAATTGATTTAGGCCTTAAAACTTACGCTACGTTATCTGACGAAACTACATATAAGCTTCCAAAAAAGAAACTCAAGAATTTGGAAAAACGTGTAGTATTTTATCAGAAAATGATGGATCTTAAGTATAAAAAAGGTCAACATCAACAATCACATAAATATTTGAAAACGAAAGCCAAGTTTAATAAGCTGTGGTGGAAAATAACATGTCTCAGGAAAGATTTTCTTCATCAAACTACCACTGATATTTGTAGGAAGTTCAAAACAATTGTAGTTGAAACTTTACGACCTCTAAACATGATGAAAAATAAGAAGCTAGCTAAACAAATTCAAGATGCTTGTTGGGGTATGTTTGTAGAAATGTTGCGCTATAAATCAGCATCGCATGGTAACATTTTTATACAAGCAGACAGTTTTTATCCATCAACACAATTATGTAATTGTTGTGGTCATCGTTTAGAAGGATCTAATAAGTTAAAATTACATGATAGAATCTACAAATGTCCTAAGTGTGGAAATGAAGAAGATCGAGACACGAACGCTGCCAAAAACCTACAACTTTATGGTAGTCGTATGTTGGCTGGGTTACAGCCATCTTGAAGAACTTGGGAGAACTCGTAAGACTACAAACTATCGTAGCTAGGTTCGTTTGTACCGAGTTGAATAGACCAATATATGTTTACATACATATATGTAAGAGTTTATATAACAGGAATGTGCGTTCATGCCATTAGAATCACATATGGCTTCTATACTTCCTACAACATCTAGAACATTTTTAAATGCTAAAAAATATAATATACCGTATGGATTAGTATTTACATCTACACCTAATGGACGTATTGGTACTGGTGAAGGTTTTTATAATATGGTTATGGATGCGTCTACTAATCCAAATAGTATATATCATTATGTATCTATTTATTGGTGGGAATGTCCTGGTTATGATGAAAAATGGTTTGCTGAAAGATGTATGGAAGAACATTGTACTCCGGATGCTCCTAACAGTAAAGTACAGCAAGAATATAATTTAATGTTTATAGGTTCTTCTGATAGTATATTTGAACAACAAGTTATGGAACAAATACAAGATCCAAAAAATTCACAAGAACCTTTAAAAAAAACATCTTATGCGCATGGTTATATCTATTGGTGGGATATGCCTTCAACAAAATTACGTTACGTTGTAGGTGTTGATACTGCTACAGAATATGGAACCGATTTTTCTACGATATACGTCGATTGTTTTGAAACTGGGCAGCAAATAGCAGAAGCTAAATTTAAATGCAGTATAAAGCAGTTTTGCCACCAATACCTGCCCATAATAGTAGATCTATTACCACATAAAGTTTTAGTTATTGAACGTAACGGTGTAGGTAATCAAACCATAGAAGAATTAGTAGAGGTGTATGGAGATATTATATTAAAGGATAATAAAGGTGTAGAAGAAAACAGTAGACCTAAATACGGAATACATTCTACTGCACAAACTAGAAATTTAGTAATAGAACAAATATTTTCTACTATAGCAAATAATCATAATAATGTTTTATCACATAATTTAAAAATGGAAGCGGCTGGATTAGAACGTAAATCTTCAGGAAGAATTGAAGGACAACCAGACGACTTATGTTTTGCTATGGGTTGGGCAAAATACGCATCTATGTATTATGATTTAACACAATATTTTGGTATTAGTCAAAAACAAACATTTGATACATTAGCTATAGATGGGCAAGTTATATTAACTGAGTCTGATAATGATAATTCCGTTGTAATAGATACTACAGCATATCAAATGATACATGGTGTAAATCCATTTGAACAAGAGGATTTTCAAATATACCAGAGTTTTAAACAGAACAAATTTAGGAAACAAGACCAACAAGATATTTTGGTTCAGATCGAAGATTTATTATAATTATTATTTAAAGGAGGTTTAATGACATTAATACATTTAGATTGTTTCGTGAGTTATGCGGAACAAACAAGTTAGTATGTTTTCCTAGTATGTATAGTGATTTATCCACATACTATAATTGGAATCTTACTGAACATTCCGCTAATGAAATGCTATCAAATTATAATACATATCATAATCTATTATGGGATTACATTAAACAAAATAAATGTATTGTTGATAATGAAACAGATGATTTTAAAACACCATTAATTAATAACGATGATGGAATATATTTCAATGTTTTGAAAATAGATTTTCAACGAGCGTTCACCAATTATATTTTCAAAACAGTTCCATCACATATTTATAATATTATTAAATCTTTTTGTATTGAAATTTCAAAATTATATCTTCCATCAAAAGCTAAAAAATTTTTATACAATTATACATTGACAAATATATTAGTAAACATGATTGGTAAGAAGCAATTAGCTATATTAAGAAAAACTGTTTATGATGATGTATTATATGTTTGTACTCAGTTAGGTGAAATTATTAAAACTGAAGTAGACGGTGCATATATTACAACAAATTTACAAGAAATACCTATATATGATATTTTTGGTTCATTGACTATAAGATCTTATAAATGGATTGTTTGGAATAAACCTATTATGGTAGGATTAAGAAAAGATAAAAATACAACTACAGTATTAGGTTTAGGAAAATATATACCAAATATTTTTTATAAAACATTAGAAAATATTGTAATAGGTTCTAATATGCAAAGAGATGAATGTATTGAATGTTTTTTATATTCACCGTCTATTCATATTTTAGATTGGTGTTATAAAACAGAAGATGGTTTAAAAATAGAATTAGATTGTCAAAATTCAAAAATAGAATTAGAAACAAAAAATGTAAAAGATATAGAAGATTTGAGGGAATTATCATCTATGTTAAATAGAGATAAATATTTTGAAACTATTTCGAACATTTTAATGATGGTTTATGAACTTGTAGGATAAGGAGGAGTGAGATTATCATCATGAGTTTAAACGTAAAAAGATTTGTATCACTTCTCCGAAAATTATCTGAACATGAAATTATATTACCTCTATTAGCAGATATAATTGAAGGTCAAATACAAGAAGGTAATATTAAAGTAGATTCATATAATTTTCGTAGATCTCCATATGGTATTCATTATGATTTAGATAAAAACATTGTTATTATTAGTCCTATTACAATAGATTCTATTATGTATACAAATTTTACACAACAATTATGGGCTTGGGTTAAAAATCAAACAGGTATATTAAAAGATTCAAAATATGCTAAAGAATTATCAAAAAGTAGATTAGGCCTTTTAATTGGAACATTATTATATCATGGAATTCATATTTTTAATAGACATAATAGAGGAGAACTTATCAAGCATCCAGATACGAAACGTTGGTATCTAGAATTTATATTTAGATGTATATATTATTTTAGTGATGGACTTACTACAATGCCTAGAAATGCTGCTTTAAAATTATATTATCCATATTTGTGGTTAGTATTTGAACGTTTTGAAAGTCCTATGTATCATAATCAATCTTTGTCTGATAGTAAAATAGATAATATTTTAGGTAGTTTTTTTAATTATAGTAAAACAGACATATATCCATCCTTAGCACAAAGTGGTTTAGATCAACCTTCATTGGATATTTACCAAGAATGGATTATTGAGTTTTCAAAAAATTTGAAATTATTATTTTATAATCAACATATGAGATTAGATCAAATGACACAAGATTTTTTAGATAATCAACGTACAGGTGGTAGAGAAAAAGAAATTAAATTAATTAATGCTGTTAATGTTAAAGCATTACAAGATGCATACAATATTATAAACACTGTAGATGTATTAGAAAAAAGATTTCCTGCTCCACCCATGAGGGAATTATTTATCACATCAGAACCCTTAGCACAAAGTTTGTTTGCTGAATACGTAAGCGGTAAAACATCTGGTTACGAAGATTGGCAAAAGATTAGTGCTAGAGGTCTTTCATTCTTAGGTTAAAACTATTATAATTATGATTTGTATCTACAATTTTAATTCATTTTATATACGGGGGTAGATACAAATGGCTTTCAATATTTTCCCAGGTGTTTATACTACGATTAGAGATAATTCGTTTTATATTCAACCTTTACCAGGCGCAATAGGTTTTATTTGTATGTTTACAGAAAAAGGACCAGATAATGTTGTCCGTATGTGTACAGGACCGCAAGATTTAATAGAAACATACGGTCGTGGTAATCCAGCCAAATACGGACAAGGCTGGTATGTGGCTATGCAGTATTTAGGTATTTTAGGGAATTTGTATATGGTTCGTGTTACACCATCAGATGCAGTTTATTCTACATTATGTTTAAAACATTTATCTGTTGATATTGATAGTGATGGTGTTAATGAAGATACGTTAACAGTTGTTGTTCCACCAGCAACATTTATTACAAAACAAATAATGGATACAGCATTAGAAAATAGTTTAGCAGATGTTATTTTTTATACTACAGGTCGTGGAGACTGGTATAATAATTTACATATTAAACTAACACGTGCTATGGAATATGAAAATACATATATTTTAGATTTATATCAAAATGTCGAAGGAACATCCTTACCTGCTCTTATCGAATCTTATACAGTATCTTTTGATAAAGAATCAAAAGATATTAGTGGTGAGAGTATGTATATTGAAACTGTTCTTGATAGATATAGTGATATTATTCGTGTAGCAGTGAGTGATGCTGTAACAAAAGATTGGGTTTGTGATTTTCCATTTACAACATATTTACCATTAACAAATGGTTCTGATGGAACTATGTATGATGTTAATGGTAAAATAAACTGGGTTGTTATGCAAAATTCTTTAGCACAAGCATATTCCGGATTAGCTGTCAATCCATTAACAGGTGAACCTGATATTGAAATTTTAGATCCGGATTGTTTAATGTTTAGTGTTGTATTTGATGCAGGTTATCCAACTGTTGTTAAAGATGCTATTATAGATCTTTGTAATAATAGAACAGATTGTTTTGCCTTTTTGGATAATGGTCAGGATCCGTTCACCCTTTTTCACCTTTTCCCC